CCTAGATGACGATGGCTATCAAGAGCCGTATATAGTAACTGTTCATGAACAAACGCAGAAACTGGTTCGCATAGCACCTAGATTTGCTACTGATGGAATTATTCGCAATCCAGAGAATGATAAAATAATCAAGATTGTCGCAGAACAATATTTTACTCGATACCTCTTTATGCCTGCTATAGATGGCGGATTTTATGGCATGGGTTTTGGTTCACTACTGATGAGTACCAATTCTGCAATTAACACCCTAATCAATCAGCTTCTAGATGCAGGAACCATATCAAATCGTCAAAGTGGCTTTTTAGGTCGTGGTCTCCGCTTAAGTAAAGGCAAGTCCCTAACTGTAAAGGCTGGTGAATGGAAGCCTGTCGAATCTACTGGAGATGACCTAAAGAAGAATATCTTTCCTCTTCCAGTACGTGAACCTTCAAATGTTCTTTTCCAGTTGTTAGGCCTTCTAATCGATAGTGGGAAAGAGCTTGCTGGGATGACAGAAATCTTAGCGGGGAATTCTCCTGGCGCTAATGTTCCGGCTGAGTCTGTCTTGGCGCTAATCGAACAAGGCCTTCAGGTATATTCTGCAATTCATAAACGAATTTATCGCGCCCAGTATAAAGAACTTCAGAAATTGAGACGCTTGAATGCTCTTTATCTTGATCAAATGACTTATTCATTAATGCTTGATGATTCCTCTACACCAGATGTTCAGGCAGATTTTGCGGCAAAAGATTTAGACGTTGTTCCTGTAGCTGATCCAAACAACACAACTATGATGCAACGTATGTTAAAAGCGAAGGCAATGCTTGAGTTGCGTGGTCAAGGTTTGAATGATCAAGAGATTTTGAGGCGCTACTTACTTGCCATGAACATAGAAGATGTTGAAAACATTATCCCCCAGGAAGAGCAAGAAGATCCGAGGCAGGAACTTGAGGTTCAGAAGCTCCAGCAGGAAATAGAAGAACTTGCTGCAGAGGTAGCCAAGATTAAGTCCGAAACTGAATTAAATTATGCCAAACTGGAAAGCGAATATGCAGGTGTGAGTAAAACTGCTGCTGGTATTGCTAACGATGAAAAGAAAATAGCTCTTGAGGGAGCATCAGTATTGAATCAAATTAATCAAGCCCGGAGTGCACAATCTATTGGTAAGGCTCCAGAAGGTATTAAACCAGCCACGGCTAAACGAGAATATGGTCTAGAGACCAATAACCAGGAGTAAACATGAAAGAACTTACTCCAAGAATTAATTTTATACCTGATTCAAATACGAATTTAAATGTAAAGTTCCTTTCTTTATTTTAGATTTTAATTTTCAGTTCAGAGAACGCTGGACAATTTTTAAGGTGGTTTAAATGAATTTAACCAAAGAAGCTTTTGATGAATGGAAAGAACATCCAGTAACCCAGGAGATTTTTACATCTCTGGAAAAAGTAAAACAAGATTTATTGACCAACATTGCTACTGGTGCCACACTTGGACATACATCCGATGTGACTCACGGCCTAACTAATAGAATGATTGGTCATGTTGAGGGTATTAACCAGCTGTTAGAAATAGACTTCACAAACAGCGAAACAGATTAAGGAAAAGAACAATGACAAATGAAAGCGGTATTCTTCCGACAGGCGGACATGTACTTATTTTCCCAGATCCCGTGAAAGAAAAAACTTCTGGCGGTATTTACTTGCCAGACACAACCAGAGATTCTGAACAGCGAGCAGCTACGAGCGGAATTGTTATTGCTATTGGCCCTTCGGCCTGGTTAGATCTTGATAATGGAACTGCCTGGGCTGAGATAGGCGATCATATAAACTATGCCAAATATTCTGGGGTAGAAATGGTTGGCCAGGACAAAAAGAATTATGTGCTCATTAATGACAATGACATTCTTGCTGTATTAAAGTTTTAATTAGGAGGAAGTATGCCTGAAGATTTTGTAGATGATATTATATCTGCCAACAGTCCGGCAGAACCAGAGGCAAAGGATGGAGAACAAACTCCAGCAGTTGAGGATCAAACTAATGATCCTGGACAAACTAATGATTCTGATCAACCTGATGAAAATGCAGATGATACGTCTGCTGATAATTCCAATCCTACTCAAGATGTGGAAGAATTAGCTTCTCAACTCGGCTGGAAACCTGACCATTCTGGAGAGAATTACGTTGACGCAGCAACATTCATTCTCCGGTCAAAAGAAATTCAGGATTCCATGAAAGATCACAACAAAGACTTAAAAAGTCAGCTCCATAATTTGCAGGGCTCAGTTGATGCTTTAAAAGATCATAATGAGCGGGTGTATAAAGCTGAGTTAAGTCGCATGGAAGGTGAAATTACCCGACTAAAAAAAGAACGTAAAGCTGCTATTGAAACAGCTGATGTGGATAAAGTCGATGAACTGGATCAAGAAATTAGCGGTTTAGAGAAAAATCTCAATGAACCTAAAACAAAAACAACGGCGCCAACAAATCCAATTTATGACGAATGGGTAAAAGATAACGAATGGTATTTGACTAATGATGAGATGGCTACCTATGCTGATACAGTAGCGCAGCAATATGTCGGTGCCCCATTGGAAAGACTTTATCCATTAGTTCGCAATAAGGTTGCTGAGGTTTTTCCAGAGCATTTTCAGTCCAAAAATAATGAGCCGGCTACTCCGAAGCCAGGAACATTAGCCAATCCGGGTAAACCTGCGAAAGCTGAGAAGCCTGTGGGGCCTGCCAGTCCTGTTGAAGGAGGTAAGAAAGGTGGTAGCAATCCAACCTTTACTAAGGCTGATCTTACGCAAGAACAAACAAGTATTATGAACCAATTCGTTAAGAGTGGTATTATGACTGAAGAACAATACATTAAAGATCTTTCTAAACTCCAGGGGGCTTAATCATGGTAGACGCCAAACAAACATCTGGTGCTGAAAGTACCGACCGTAAAACTAAAAAAAGAGTTCCACTAGGATCAAGAAATATCCTAACTGCACCGAAAAAATCCGGTTTCGTGCGCCGCTTTGTGAATGATAAAGGGGATAGAATTCAAACATTTAAAGATGCTGGCTGGATTCCTGTTGAGGATACGCCTGTAGGCGATCCTAAGATTGGTAGAGCTTCATCTATAGGTTCTATGACGAATCCATCTGTTGGGGAAGGTCAGCGAGCGATTTTGATGGAAATTCCCGAAAAGTATTATCAGGAAGATTATGCGGCTGCACAAGCCGAAATAACTGCTGTTGAAAACGAAATTCGCCGGAAATCAAAAACCGAGGCGAGTGACGGACTTTCTGGTGAGGTAAAAATTTCTTAATTTTAAAGAGGTGTAGTTATGGCAAATTCTGATATTCCTTCTGGTTTCAAGCCGGTCAAGCATCTACTTGGCGGATCTTGGAATGGAAAAGCAAATGTTTATCATATCCCATCCTCGAATGCAACAGCTCTATTTAAGGGCGATCTTGTAAAGTCTACAGGAACTGCTTCGGCGGATGGCAAATATCCTGGTATTGTCCAAGCTGCGGCTGGTGATACTGTCCGTGGTGTTATCATCGGTTTCGGTGAAGATCCTCATGTAATGATCAAACCTGATTCTCCTAACCGCGTACATTGTCCGGTCTCTACTGAGATGTATGCTCTAGTAGTGGACGATCCGTATGTGATTTTTGAAGCACAAGAGGATAGCGTTGGTGCTGCAATTGCAGTTACTGCAGTTGGTAATTCCATCGATGTTGTTGTTGGTTCTGGAAGTACGACTACTGGTTTGAGTGGTATGGAACTTGATTCCAGTACTGCTGTTGCCGGGGCTGCTCAATGCAGGCTGCTTCGAATTGTTGATCGCGAAGATAATGTCCTTGGCGATAACTGCAAGTGGGAAGTTCTGCTTGTTGAACATGAAATGCTGACTGCTACGGGCGTCTAAGGAGGTAACCCATGGGTGTTATTACTACCAGTAATTTTGCAAAAGATCTAATTCCAGGAGTAAAAACCTGGTTCGGCACAAAGTACAAAGAGTATCCGATTGAGTATATGGATATCTTTGAAAAAGGGACTTCTCAGCGGGCATTCGAAGAGGAGGCTGGGGTAACTGGTTTCGGTCTGGCTGCAGTTAAAACTGAAGGTGATGGAATTGCTTACGATGAGCAGGAACAAGCCTTTATTGCTCGCTATACTCATGTTACATACGGCCTGGGCTTTATCATCACTCGGGAAATGTATGAAGATGGTATTGCGGTAACTGTTGCCTTGAGGCGCGCATCCGCGCTGGCATTCTCCATTCGGCAGACCAAGGAAATCATTGGGGCGAATGTACTCAATCGGGCCTTTAACTCGTCTTATACGATGGGGGCTAACTCAGATGGCAAGGAGCTCTGCGCTGATGATCATCCCAATAAATCAGGCGGGACCTGGCGTAATGAACTCTCTACTGCTGCTGACCTGAGTGAGGCTGCTCTCGAGCAGGCATGTATTGATATTTCCAACTTCAAAACCGATAAAGGGCTAAAAATCGCGATTATGCCTCAAAAGCTGATTATTCCTCCTCAGCTTGAGTTTGACGCATTCCGGATTTTGGAATCTATCGGCCAGTCCGGTACAGCCAATAATGATATTAATGCTCTGCGGGCATCTAAAAAGTTTCCGCAAGGGGTTAAGGTGAATCATTATCTGACTGATGCTGATGCCTGGTTTATTGGGACAAATTGTCCTGATGGAATGAAATACATGGAAAGACGGGCTGACTCTTTTGGTACCGAAAATGATTTCGATACTGAAAATGCGAAGTTCAAAGCAACTTTCCGGTGTTCATTCGGTTGGTCTGATCCGCGAGGCGTTTTTGGTTCCCCTGGTGCGTGATGCTGACTTG